GACTATAAATGTTTACTGCTGTAAACCATTATATATACGTTATAGGATTATGCAATAGGTTATGTTCATTGTATTTAAAAATCTATTGTCTATAAACAATAGTCATAGGCTATATATATCTATATAATATATATACGTACTTTATATAATTAACATATAAGTTGTTTAATATAAATATATAGCAGTTGGTAATTGTGCAATGGGGGAAAGTGTCAGTGAGTCGCCCTACCATCGCCCTTGGACGATTGCCATAATGGGTAAGGGGTTGGTTACCCTTCCCCCGATTAACCTCTTGGCTAGTGCTTAGAATTGTTTTAAACGCTACTCAAATGGGAAAGGGTTGTGACTTGTTGTTGTTGTCTTTGCTATTGTCTTTTTGTCTATGTCGATGGGTCTTGACCTTGATTGTTGCGTGCCCTATCCCGCTCCCTCCCCAAAGAAATTTACTGTTTTTCGTGGTTCTGGTAATCTTGAATCGTTGGGAAAGCTTAGATATGGTGGATCGCGGAACGTTTTGCCAAGGACGGGTAAGTACCAGCAACTTGATTTTCCTTCTGTGTTGACTATGCCTCCCCTCGCTTGGCTAGTCATTTAGCCCATCTCTTGTAGGTGGGCTTTTTTTCGTCTATAGTGTTTATGTTGATTATGGGGAGATATGTATGAGGGTATTGATTAGGAGTAACTGGTCTGAGAACATTCAGGAGTTGACGGAGGTTTGTTCTGCTAACCACAAGGCGTACTGCGCTAAGCATGGCTATGACTACAAGGCCAATCATTTAGATTACCAAAACTTCAACCATGTTGTTCTGGATGACATTAGGGGTTTGTTAGAGGATTTGAAGAACTACGATGTTGTGATGCACGTAGGCATGGACACTCTTTTCATGAACCACAACATAAGTGTGAGAGACGTATTTGAGCCGTATGACAGCGTTATGGTGGCGAGAGAAGAAACTGGCTGGTGGCCTCTAAATTACGATGTGATGATTTTTAGAGCTGGACGCTGTGAGAAGTTGCTAGAAAGAATGATTAATGACTTTGATGTGTGGAAGCAGTACCCGTGGCGGCAACAGACGCATCTCTGGAATCTGATGCAAGAGGAGAAGTGGGTTCGGGATATGGTGAGTTTAGTTCCTGCCAAAACCATGAACCAGCATCCGACTAAGTGGCAGCTAGGGGATTGGATAGTTCACTTCTATAACATGAGCCTAGAAGACAAGTTAGCTAATGCAAAGAATATGCTCAGTCTTTTCCCTAATGGCAAACCCGTATGGAAACAAAAGATGGATGGTGTGCGTCCGGGTGTTATATGATTATGGCTAGGAGGTATTGATATGGATAGAGGTGTAGATATGGGAGTTATTATTGATGATGCTGTTCCTATGCCGGGGGCTAGGGTGGTAAGACGGTATCCGTATGCAGAGATGGGGGTTGGGCAGAGCTTTTATGTAGAGGGTGTGCAGATGCAAGTGGTGCTAAACGGTAATTGGAGGGCGGGTAAGAAGTTGAACATGAAGTTTATTGCTCGTCGTGAAGGTGATGGCATACGTGTATGGAGATCAGAATGAGTAACGTCATAGAGTTGCATGAAGACTATGTGGATATGGAAGCAGATGACTATTGGCAAGAGGTTCGTCGTATGAACCATGCTGAGCTGGTGATGGAGTTGCGCCGTCAACAAGCCCGTTCTGCAAGCCTGTTGGCAGAATGCCTATCTGAGTTGTCGAGGATGAAGAAGGTGCTAAATGGAGAACTCTACGCAGCAGAGCGATACGCAGGATAAGTACAAGGAGGAACTATTACTCTCCAGACGTATCTTGAAAAATGAGATGAACAGAGCAATAAAAGCTATCAAACCTGCGGAGAAGATAGAGTTAGTACGTGGGTGGAGAGAAGTGTACAGGCCAGAGATAGTAGACGAGCTTCTGCGTGTTGCTAAAGACAAAGAGGCAAGGCTACGTATCGCCAACTGGAATCTTGATAGCTTTGACGCAGGAAGAATAAAGAAATGAAGAACTTTATAAAATGAAATTCAATCTAAATCAGTTCTACAAGTTTTGCGCTCAACTAAAGATTGAGACAAAAGAGCAAGGTCTGCGAAACCTAGATGATTTGTTAGGTACGCAAACCTACGTGATGGAAGAAATAGCGAATGGCTTGAAAGATAACATCCACTTCTTCGTTATCTTGAAAGGCCGACAACTCGGCATCACTACTATTTCTTTGGCCCTAGACCTCTACTGGCACTACATAAACAATGGACTTAATGGAACACTGGTCACAGATACTGAAGAAAACAGAGACATGTTCAAAGGAACACTCTCGGCCTATATGGATGGTTTACCAAAAGAGTACAAGATACCCATACTCTCACACAATAGAAACTCGCTTGCGCTCAAAAACAGAAGTCGAATCTTTTATCAAGTCGCAGGGCTTAGAGCGAAAGGAAGTCTTGGTCGTGGCAAGGGCATCACATTCCTTCACGGAACAGAAACGTCTTCGTGGGGCGATGAAGAAGGCTTAGCATCTTTGCTGGCCTCTCTTGCTGAAACCAACGAGAAGCGTCTGTATATTTTCGAGTCCACTGCGCGTGGATTTAATATGTTTCACGATATGTACACCACTGCTAAACGTGCCCGTTCTCAACACGCAATCTTTTGTGGCTGGTGGCGCAATCAACTCTACTCCGTTCCGGGTGAATCCAATCTCTACAAAGTGTATTGGGATGGGAAGCTTACGCCTGAAGAAAAAGAGTGGACGCGAGATATTAAGAAGCTCTACAACGTAGAGATCAACTCGCGGCAGATTGCTTGGTGGCGCTGGAAGCTATACGAAGGCATCAAAGACGATGCGTTGATGTATCAGGAGTTCCCGCCTACTGAAGACTATGCCTTCATCATGACGGGGCTAAGCTTCTTTTCTAACGCCCGTTGTACGGACGCTATGAAGATAGCTAAGCAGATTAAGTGCGACCACTACCGCTACAGCATGGGTGCTAACTTTATTGATACAGAGGTTTTAAAATCTACTGACCGAATGTCAACACTGAAGATATGGGAGGAACCCATTGATACAGCTTTTTATGTCATTGGTGCTGATCCTGCCTATGGCAGTTCTGATTGGGCTGATCGCTTTTGCATACAAGTGTACCGTTGCTATGCTGACGGTATGGAGCAGGTTGCAGAGTTTGCTACACCAGAGATGAACACCTACCAGTTTGCGTGGGTGATTGCTCACCTAGCTGGAGCGTACAAAAACTCAACACTAAACTTGGAAGTAAATGGCCCCGGTCAAGCAGTCATTAACGAGCTACGCAATCTGAAACGTCAAGCCGCAGCGTTGGGTGGCAAAACCGGACATCAACTGATGGACGTTTTGGGTTCAATGAGCAACTACATCTGGCGGCGTAACGACACGATGGGTGGTTTGTCTAACTCTATTGGCTGGTTGACTACAGCGTCTAGCAAAGAACGTATGCTTTCTTACATGAAAGACTACTTTGAGCGCGGGATGATAACGATTGTTTCTACTGATCTGATAGATGAGATGAAAACCATCGTGCGTGATGGCGGTTCTATCCTTGCGTCAGGCAGAAACAAGGATGATCGCGTGATGGCAAGCGCTTTGGCTTGCGCTGCCTTTGCTGAACAGCTTCAGCCTCGCCTGATTGCACAGAAAATTACTCGAAGTGTTAGCAGAACGCAGGAAGACAGCACACCAGAGCAGATTGTTGTGGGCAGAACCGTATCTGACTACCTTAAAAGGATAGGGGTGTATGGACAGTAATGATGATTACATCATTCCTAAAGAGGAATTAAAGCAAATAATGAGGCGATTTCGCGCAGACAAGAAGCGCGGGATACCTATGCGCTTGTTTTACGAGTTGTCAGGGGTAGATAAGTCGAGAATGGACGATATTTTCTTCTACGACCGGGCAAACATGACGGAATTGGTGCAAAGACGGGTTTCCAAGGCGTATTTAGCGTGGAAAAATGGCGAAGTAGCCGTAATGATTAGGTTTGGACAGAAATGGATTGAGTGGAGGAAGAAACCCAAGCCCGTTATTGTCCGTGGATATGGTTTGCAGGTAGAAAATGGTGGAATTAAGCTCAAATTAGGGCTTAAAAACAGGTTAGATTACTCAGATTATAGTTTAGATGAGCAAATTAAGGGGAGATAGATATGAGCGTTATGCACGATTATAAATGCGATTTACATGGGTTTTTCGAGGCTTGGGAGCCTGTTTGCCCTGATGGATGCACTGAAAACGTCCAAATGGTGTTCTTGCAACCAGTAGGAACCAAGTCAGACACCACAAAACACAACGACAAGACGCTAGACCAGCTTGCTCTCGACTTCAACATGACAAATATCAAGTCTGCAAGGGAGGGCGACAGTCAAGCGGGGTACTATTCGCGCAATAACAAGCCAGCACCCAAGGGTGTGCCGGAGCCTCCACGCGAAGCACGCGCAGGAGATGCGGCTATATGGGGTGGGGCAGGTGGTAAACTTACTATGAACAACTTATTGAGCGGAAATATGTTCCCGTCCGTTGCTGGTGAGCAAGTTGGTATCATGCCAAACCAAGTTGGGAACTTGACACCGCCCCGTCCTGCGAGTTATATGCAAGACCAAGACAATTTATCATTGGATAAAAAATGAGAATTCCGTCAGAGCCTCTACAAAGAGAACAGTTCTACATTGATCTCATCGGAAAATGTTTAGTCTCAAGAGAAGAACGCAAGGCTGATTACTCCGCTCTGCGCTCTTACTTTCTTTTTGGTTCTGGCCCCGAAGACGCGCCAGCAATCTTTAACAAAATTTATCCGCACATAGATCAACTAAGCAGCTTTTTATATTCTGCAGAGACAACGCGCTTCACCATTAACTTAGGTGCTGCTGTACAGGTTGGCGAACAGAAAAAAATTCGCCCCATGCAAAATCTATTGAACGATGATTGGCTGCGCTCAAACACGGATCAGGTTTGCTCTAATGTTTTGCTCTGGTCGCTGTGCTACAACACGTCTTACACAAAGCTAATCATTGGCCCCGGTGGAAGTTTGAATCCTTACATGGTTGATCCGGGTGCGATTGGTGTCTTGCGTGAAGACACACCGTACACCGACAGACAAGAAGCCTTAGTCCATACCTACTACATCACAAAGTCTGATTTATATTCCAGACTGTATGCTCACCCTAAACGCGACAGCATTTTAAAGCGTGTAACTACAGCATTCCACGAACAGGCTAGTGATGTTCCCGAAGGTATAGACCGCATCATTATGTCTCAGGCAAATCCAAGCCTAATGGGTAACGTCAACCTAGATTTATCAGGCATGAATCGTTACAAGGCGAGAGTTGCTGAAGACACGGTTGAGATGCACGAACTATGGGTATTCAATGACGAAATTGGTGACTACCAGTGCGTAACTATTGCTGATCCAGACGTTATTATTTATGACCGTCCGGGCGAAAAGATGTTCCTGAAAGGTGAGTTGCCATTCATCCAGTTCTGTCCGAATCCTCAGTATGATTATTATTGGGGTCAGAGTGAAGTTCAGCGCTTAGTGTTCTTGCAAGATGTACGTAATAAGCGCATGGGTGAGATTCTTGATCTGCTTAATAAGCAAGTCTCTCCACCAACTGCATTGATGGGCTTTAACGGTATTTTGGATGAAAAGAACTTTGCGCTTAATCGTGCTGGCGGTTTGCTTTCTAGCGATATGCCAAGTGCAAAGGTCGAACGTCTTGCGCCAAACATTCCAAACGATCTTTTCGAAGTCATCCGAGAAGTGGACGCAATGTTTGCAGAAGCAAGCGGTATTACTCCCGTGTTGGCTGGTCGAGGTGAAGCGGGAGTGCGCTCCAAATCTCATGCGGAATCGCTATCAAGACTCGGCAGCTCCAGAGCAAAGAAACGAGCATTGATTATTGAAGACGCTCTTGAGAAAGTGGCAACGCTTTACTTAAAGTGCATTCAGAAATATCAACCAATCATGTTAAAAGACGATGATGGTAATGATTTTATTCCTGAACAATTCACTGATGACTTTATGGTAAAGGTCGATGCTCATAGCAATAGCCCAATCTTCACAGAAGACTTGAGAAACTTAGCATTTAGTCTGCATCAGGCTGGTGCTATTGACCAAGAAGGTCTGTTAGACTTGCTAGAACCGCCTATGAAGCAATTGTTGAAAGAAAAACTCAAGTCAAATAAAGCAAAACAGGAAGAAATGGCTATGTTGCAACAACAGCAACAACAACAGCCTAAACCTAGCTCTCCACCCAATTTACAGGAGGTAGCATGAACGCAAATGGCGTAGAAACTACATCAAAAGCAGATCAACCTAGAGTTACTTCAGAAGCATTAAGGCAAGAAGAAAAAGGGCCAACTTTACAGTATCGAGTTCAGCGTTTGGGCACATATCAGGAGCGAAGCCCAAATAGAGGCTCTTATGGGCGCATGAAACGATAATAAAACTTGACAAAGTTTTGTAATTTGTTTATTTCTATTGCCAAATTTCATACGGAGTTATTATGGCTGTATCATCTGAAGAAGTTATGCGTCTCATGGAGCAGCAAAAAGGGAGTAAAGAAGCTCCTGAAGCTCCGGAAATGGGAGAAGGCGAAACGGAAGAAGTCGAAACCGAAGAATCCGCATCCCCAATGGCAGCGCCCATGTCCACTCCAGAACCAAAAATGGGTTCAAAAGAGGGAGCAATGGTTAATCTTGGGTTGGCGATGGATTTGATTAAACGCGCACTGCCAGCTATAGGCTCTGATTCAGAAGAAGGCAAAAAAGTTATTTCAGCAATCAAAGTATTATCCGAACTGACAGGTAAAAACTCTGACGGTATGGAAGAACTTAAGAAGTCTGAAATTTTACAAATGTTGCAAACCTTGCCGCAAGCAGGGGGTGCTACACCTGAAGGCAAAGCAATGGCTGCTGCGCCAGCAGTTCCCGGCATGATGTCATAATTTTTGGAGAAATCACTATGGATTTGTTTAAACCCCGTGGTGCTGCTGCACCTCGCAACCCAACTGACAACACTCAGCAAAACGGTCAGATCGTCAACACACCTCGCTTCTCGCAAATGGGTGGTTTGAAGAACGCCGCTGCAACTGGTGTTAAAAATCGCATGATGGTTGAAAAGCCCGGCGGTAAGCGCATTATCTGATGCGCTTTTTTATTGTTTATTAAAGGGGATAACCTATGTCACTTGAAGACCTTAGCTATGAAGCCCGTGATGAACTGGCTCTTTTGGCCCGTCAACTTGCTGAGAATCCAAAAACTCGCAAAGCTTTCTTACGTTTAACAAAAGAAGCTAAGCCAGATATGCCGATTCCTGAACTTGAAATTGAAGATTCAACCAATTTTGCTGTTCAGAAAGCAAATGACCGAGTTGCTCACCTTGAAGCAAGACTCCAGCAAAGAGATGCGATGGAGGAATTGAACAAGCGCCGCAGCAAGCTAAAAGAAAAAGGCTTGGTTGATAGCGACGAGCAGATTGAAGAAGTGGAGAAAATGATGCTGGAAAAAGGCATTACTAACCACGAAGTTGCTGCTGATTACTGGAAATACATGAATCAATCCGCTGCACCAACACCAACTGGATATAATCCGTCTGCGATTAACAAGTTTGACTTGTCAGCATATTGGAAGAATCCGGTTCAAGGTGCGCGTAATGAGGCAGCAAAAGCATTATCGGAGTTACGGCGCAATCCTAAACCGTTAGGGTTGTAATTTAAGTAGGGGATGTTTTTAGATCGGAGATAGATTATGCCTATTGGTGGCGGCATTCTTCCGGCTTCGGGTTCCACTCAATTTACTGAGTTGACCTACGTTACCCGTAGGGCATTTATCCCGAAGCTCGTAGTACAACTTTATAATTCGACACCGCTTATGGCGGCACTGATTGCTAACAGTCAGTCTGCTTCTGGTGGTGTTTCCTCTGTAACTGTACCTGTTCAGGGTTCTCAGTTCGTAAATGCTCAATGGTCAGACTACAGCGGCTCGTTCGCTCAGCCTTCTGTCCAACAAGGTGCTTACAACGCTGAATTCAACCTGAAGCTGATGATTGCACCAGTACCGTTCCTCGGTATGGAAGGCGCAGTTCAGCAAGATGCAGCCGTTATTCCTTTGATCGAAGCGCGTATGAATGACGCGACTAACGTGATGATGGATGCGATGGCAACATCCCTGTACAACAACACGACAAACACTCAGCAGTTCACTGGCTTGCCAGCTGCGGTGTCTGATTCGGGAACTTACGGCAATATTGATCGTTCTACCTATACTTGGTGGAAGTCGAAGCAGTATGCTGCTGGTTCTGTAAACCCAACTCGTCAGAACATCCTTCAGTACATTTCCGGTACAGTCAAAAATGGCGCAGAAGTGCCTACGTTTGGCGTATGTGGCTTTGGTACTTGGACGTTGCTGGCACAAGATTATGTCGGTCAAGAGCAATACGTCTTAACACCGGGTTCCGGTTTTGATGGCGATGCAAATGGCCCTCAGTCTGGCTTCCGCGCTTTGATGGTTGCTGGCGTTCCTATTTATCCTGATCCGTACTGCCCTGAAGGAACGGTTTACTTCCTGAACAGCAACTACCTGTCGCTCTATATCCATGAGCAAGGTTCGTTTGTCTTTACAGGTTTTGAATCGACACTTCCTAACTGGCAGATTGGTTATGTTGGTGCTGTGCTGATGATCGCTGAACTGGTCAACACTAAGCCCAAATCCATGACCAAGGTGACAGGCTATAACTCGCTCACATTGTAAGGAGAAATAGTCATGTCTAGTAAAATCCTCGTAGCTGGTTCAGCAACTAACGCTGCTGGTGCATTTCTTCAGGCTTATGCCTTGGGTAACGCAACAGCAACTATCCCTGCTGGCGATTATTACATTGCTCCAACTGCTAACGTCACTATCGAACTGAATACAAACACTACTGGCAATATCAGTAATGCTTCGTATGCAGTTGTAGTTGCCAATAATACTGGTGGCTACTTTATCGCTGATGGCGTAAACATTCGCGCTAATGTTCTTGCTGGTACACCGACCATTACTCTGTTCCAAGTGAATCAGGGTCAAGCGGTTAGTGAGACTTACGCATAAGGAGCCATAATGAATGCTAACCATGTAGGTTCATTGTATCCAGATAGCTTTGGAAATTTTGGTGTTGGTCATGCCGTAACCGTTAATGTTGGTTCGGTAGCTAACGCAGTTGCACAAATTGCTATTGTGGGCGCAAGTTCGTACATTGTTCGCAGGATTACGGTTGCTAATGCAAACAAGTCGATTGCAACTGCAAATGTGACTGTTACCACCTCTAACGATGGTAATGTTTCAAATGCGGTTGCATCGCTGACAACGCTTAGCAACGTAACTAGCACTACTAGATTTCAAGACTTAACTCTTGCTGCTGGTGCTGCTACTACTGTTTACACGGCTGGTTCGTTGTTCGTCAACGTACCTGTTGCTGTATCCGGTGGAACTTGCGACATTACTGTTTACGGAGATGTAGTAACTCTATGATGACTGTATATGTGACTAACAAGTGGGAAAAACCCATTGTCGATGAATATGCGTATAAGACATATACGTTCCCTGTGGACGAATCTGTTGAAGTACCCGTAGAAATTGCCCGTCACATATTTGGTTATGGTTCTGAAAACAAGGAACCTTTTTTGGCTAGACTTGGTTTTGCTAAAACAATGAATGACATTCCTAGCGGGTTGGAAATTCTTGCAAAATTTAGCATTACCGAATCCAAGCCAGTACAGGATCGCTCCCTATCCCCGGCGATTGACCAAGTACCCCCACCTATCCCTTTGCGGGGGGTGGGGAGAAAAGTCGAAAAAGCCGCTTAGTTATGGCAATTAAATGGCAACTTTATCCGGTTACATCACGGAAGTTCGTAGGCTGCTGCACGATGCCAACGGGAACTTTTATTCTGACTCTGAACTAACGGACTACATTAATGAAGCCCGTAAGCAGACAGTCAGGGATACTGGTTGCCTAAGAAAAATACAAATATCACAAACACCAATGTCGCCTGTAGCGGGTGGAGCAAATCCAGTTATCTGGACTGCTGGTGCGACTGTCGCTTTAAATGATTATGTATTTTCAAATATCTTTATCTACAAAGTAACTGTAGCTGGTATTTTGGGAGATACAGCGCCGCCTTACCCGGCAGCAAATTACAACTATCCCCCAACAACACCGTTTGCTAACGGAACAGCTACGTTGCAATATGCTGGAAATTGCGAAAAACTAAATTACGCAGCGTTCCCTGATAGTGTAAATACGATTGATATTCTAAATATCAACCTTTATTGGGGGAATAGTCGTATTCCTTTGCAGTATTTACCTTGGACTCAGTTCAACGCTCAACTACGTTATTGGCAAAACTACATAGGTAGGCCAGTAGCGTTCAGTGTTTACGGACAAAAAACAGCATTTATCTCTCCCGTTCCAGATCAGGTTTATACGATTGAAATGGATACGGTCGTGCTGCCAGTTGATCTTGTTTCGTCTAATGAGGTTGATGTTATTGATGAGCCGTACACTACGCCAGTAGCTTTCTACGCCGCACATAAAGCGAAGTTTAAAGAGCAGAGCTATGGCGAAGCTGAAATATACAAACAGCAATACGTGCAAGAAGTTCGAAGTGTTCTGGCAACAACCATGACACGCCGCATTCCTAACCCTTACGGCAGTCCATTTTAATTATGGCTGCGGCTGAACAAAAAAAGTCATACAAAGTTATTAAGCAATTTCGTGGCGTGAACACGAAAGCAAACCGTACCGCCCTAGAAGATGGTGAGTTTTCATGGCTAGAAAATGCCATGCCTATTGGTTATGCCAATATTAAGACTGTATCAGGCGAAAAAAATACTGCAGTTACGTTTGGGAATGTAACTACAGCACTACTCTCTGCAAACATTAACAACAAAGACTATCAACTTGCGTTTCAAGAAGATGGTCGTTGTGAGTTTGTTGACGTTGAAACAAGCACAAAGGGAAATGTTGCTGTTGCTGGCACGTTTTCTAACTCGCGTATCAACATAACGCAGTACAAGGACGAGCGCGTTTTAATTGGTGATCCTACTAATGGCGTTTACAGTTGGGATGGAACTAATCTTGTATCTATCGGTTCCGTTGGATTCATAGGAATTACTAATCGTGGTGCTGGATACACGACTACGCCTTCTATCGTTATTTCTGCGCCTAATGAGACAGGTGGAGTACAAGCTCAAGCAGAAGTGATATTGACAGCAAATGCGGTCACTGGCATTGCTATTACTGAGGCTGGTACTGGATACACAACTTCTCCAACAGTCACTATATCTGGTGGCGGTGGAACAAATGCAGCGGCAATTGCTGGTGTTACTACGTTTAAGACAGGAACCGTTACTGTTTTTGTTACAAACGGCGGTACTGGCTACACAAATGCGTCTAATACTGTAGTTACCATTAGCGGTGGTGGTGGAACGAATGCTGCTGGCACAGCTATTTTGGCGGGTGGTCAGATAAGCCAAGTGATTATGACTAACAATGGTACTGGATACACTAACGCATCCAATATCACTGTAAGTATTAGCGGTGGTGGTGGCTCAAATGCAGCCGCTAGAGCAATTATTAACAGTAACCCTGTTACTGGTATTCAGACGTTCTCAGGACGCGCCTGGGTAGCTCAAGGTCGCTCTGTAAGCTACTCTGCTGCTGGCTCATATTCTGATTATGTTAGCTTGTCTTCTGGCATATTTACAATTACAGACGCAACCCTGCGAAGCAATATCACTCAGTTGCTTTCAGCTAACAACTTTCTGTATATTTTTGGCGAAGACAGTATTAACGTGTTCTCTGACGTTCGGGTAACTGATGCTGGTATTACATTATTTACAAATACCAACATTAGCGCTTCTGTAGGATCACGTTTGCAGTATGCGATATTCCCGTATTTCCGTTCTGTACTGTTTATGAACGAGTACGGCGTTTATGCGTTAGTTGGCTCTACCACATCCAAGATTTCTGACCCACTTGACGGTTTATTCCCTGACATAGACTTCACTACAGCAAGAGTTACGGCTGGTCAGGTATTGTTAAATAACATATTATGTGCCGCATTTAATATAAGATATAACGATTCTGGAACAAACCGTTATGTACAGGCAATATTCTTTGAAAAGAAGTGGTTTTTTTCTAATCAAAATAATCTTATCCTAGTATCTTCTATTGCTACGGGCGGTAGGATTAAGTTGTTTGGCACGAACGGTAGCAATTTTGTCGAGTTGTATGGCGATGTTAATGTGCCAGTAAATATTGTTTTAGAAACCGCATTGGACGCTATGGGCGATCCTATTCGGGATAAGCAAGCATTAAAAATAGGTATTGAAGCCACACTAGGATCAACGCCTACGACCATGAATGCTTATGTAGATTCAGAGGCAGCACAATCTCCAGTTATTACGTTTGAGAATAGTGTTGCTTGGACGAATTATTTAGGTAATGAAATAGATTGGACAAATAATTTAAGTGTAGTTATTGGCTGGCTAGGCGCTGCTTCTGCTGGTGCTGGCTATTATTTGTATAAATCTGATGCTGAAATGTGGGGTAAATATTTAGGTATAACCATTAATAGCACATCAACACCTTTTGTTATTAACGGTTTCCAATTTGAACATGAACTAAGAACGAGGTTCTAAAATGCCAGTGCCAAATACTTTTGCGAATGCAACTACATCAATCCCGTTATCGCAGCTAGATAACAACTTTGCTACTCCAATTACGATTGGCAATACGGCTGTTCAGCTAGGTAATACCGTTACCACGCTAAACAACATGACGCTTGCCAACGTAACAATTTCAGGGGGAACAGCCAATGGAATTGCTTCTACAAACGTCACCATTACTAGCGGAACTGCTAACGCAGTCACCATAGGTAACGGTACGTACACTAACTACACCGAATCTGTCGTAGCTATTGGTACGGTAACAAGTACCAACACTATTGCGTTAAGTAATGGAACAGTTCAGACAGCTACCTTAACGGCTTCTACGACTTGCACGTTCACTATGCCTACTGCTACGGCTGGTAAGTCATTCATTCTATTGTTAAAGCAAGCCGCATCTACTGGTAACGGTAATGCTACGTTTACTGGCGTAAAGTTTGGTACTGCTGGCGCTCCGACAATTACGGCTGCTGCTGGCAAGATGGACATTCTGACGTTTGTTGCTGACGGTACTAACTGGTACGGCTCTATTGCTCAAGGTTACACACCATAAGGATTCATAATGTTTTCTTATACTAAATTAATGCAAGCAATGGCTGGTGGGGCTTTATCCCCAACGAGCGTTGATTACCTTGTTGTAGCTGGCGGAGGCGGCGGAGCTTCAGGCGGCGGCGGGGCTGGTGGCTTATTAAGTGGGACAGCATCAATTACTGCAGGTACTAATTATCCAATTACTGTTGGTGCGTTTGGTGCTAACGGAGGAACAACTCCTAGCAATGTTATAGGAGCAAATGGCGGAAATAGCTCAGTTTTCTCTCAAACTGCTATTGGCGGAGGCGGCGGCGGGTTTTTTAGTGGCTCAGGAGCAAGCGGTGGTTCCGGCGGCGGAGCTGGGGGTAACGACACCGGAGGTAATCCGGGTTCTCCGGGGTCTGGCACATCTGGACAAGGTTTTGCTGGAGGTAATGGGGTTGCTTTAAATACCGTACAAGCTCGCGGAGGCGGCGGCGGGGCTGGTGGAGTTGGTCAAAATGGGGTCGTATCTGACGGTGGTGCAGGTGGTGTTGGTGTGGAGTTCCCAGCTAGTTCTGGCGTATTTTACGCTGGTGGCGGCGGCGGAGGCTCTGGAAACGCAACTCAAGCAAGCGGCGGATCCAGTGTTGGTGGACTCGGGGGCGCAAATGCTTCTACAGGTGGTAATGCTGTAGCAAATACAGGTTCAGGCGGCGGGGGTGGCGGCGCAACAATCGGTACTCTTGGCGGAAATGGATCGGGCGGTGTTGTTATTGTTCGTTACGCAGATACATTTGCAGATGCAGCAAGTACAACTGGTTCTCCAACTTTTACAAATTCTGGTGGATTTAAAACATATAAATGGACCGGTAACGGTTCAATTACTTGGTAAGGTAAAGCATGGCTAACTTTGCAAAACTTGATGAAAACAATATTGTTATTGAAGTTAACTGTGTTCATAACAATGAATTGTTAGATGAAAACGGAAACGAAAGCGAAGAAAAAGGAATTCAATTTTTAATTAATTGGTCTGGTGGGTATACCAACTGGAAACAAACAAGCTATAACAGAAATTTTCGTAAGAACTGTGCTGGCATTGGTTATTCCTACCAAGCAGATATAGATGCATTTGTGGCTCCTAAGCCTTATGCAAGCTGGACGTTAGACGCTAATGCTCAATGGCAAGCGCCAGTGGCTATGCCTACTGATGACAAGATGTACTCATGGGATGAAGCCACTACTTCATGGATTGAAATTCAGGGGGAATAATGGGCATCCAAGCATTTACAAAACTTGGTAATACCGTAACATTTACGGCAGATACATCAGCTCCTACGGCTGTACAGGCATTATCTACTACGTTAGGTGGTAATCAATACCGTCTTATCAATGCTGGAACGAGCATTGTATTTCTTGGTTATGGTACGGATGCTGCTACTGCTGCTACTAATGCTGCCAATGTTGCTACATCCTTGCCTTTGTTAGCTGGTACAGACGAGATTCTAAGTTTTGTGCCTAACGCTTACTTTACTGGTAAAACGGCTAGTGGAACATCTGTAATTTACATTAGTCCGGGTGACGGTCTATAAGGAACAATCATGCTAAAGACGGTTGTAACTTTAGGGGGCGGTGGTGGTAACGGTTCAGGTACAGTAACCCAAGTTAGTACGGGTACTGGCTTAACTGGTGGCCCAATTACGACCAGCGGTACTATTAGCCTTGCTAACACAGCCGTTACCGCAGGGGTGTACGGAACATCAACTGTCGTTCCGCAGATCACTGTAGATGCACAAGGCCGTATTACAAGCGTAGCAAACGTAAGCATTGCTTCTGGTGGTGTTGGCACAGTTACAAATGTGGCTACTGGTACAGGTCTTACTGGTGGGCCGATTACTTCTAACGGCACAATTTCGTTAGCTAATACAGCGGTTACTGCTGCTGCTTATGGCTCTGCTTCCCAAGTTGGAACATTTACAGTTGATGCTCAAGGAAGACTAACTGCGGCTGCTAACGTAGCTATTAGCATTTCTGTAGCTAACGTATCTGGTGCTGTACCCAACACAGTCAATGTCATTGCTGGCACAGGCTTATCTGGTGGCGGCAACTTAGCATCTAACGTCACGGTCAGTCTTGCTAATACGGCTGTTACAGCAGGAAGCTACGGTAGCACAACTCAAGTAGCCCAAATCACTATTGACGCACAAGGCCGTATTACAGCGGCAGCCAATGTTGCTGTTAGTGGTGGCGGTGGTGGAACAGGTAATGTAGTTTCCAATGTTGTCACAATTTCTGTTGGCAATAATATTTCTTGGACTAACGCAACTAGCGTAGTTTTGTCGTGGATTAACAATTCAAGCAATGTTGTTACGTGGACGAATACGGTGTATTCAGTTACTAACAATAATGCAACTATTCTAGTTAATCATCCGTTATCACCGTTTGAAGTTGTTTTACCTTCAGCTTCAACAGTGGTTGGTCAGCAATACCAGATTAAGAAGATTGATAGTTCTGCTAATGCGGTAACTGTTAGCACTACGTCCTCACAAACTATTGATGGCAACTTAACATATACGCTTGCTACGATATACAAGAGCGTTACATTGCAATCAGACGGTTCTAACTACTATATTTTTGCGGCTGTTTAAACATGGACGGACAATCTTTATTTAATTTTGTTGTGGGTGTAGCTGCGTTCTTTGGTGGCTGGACGTTAAACAACATTACAAGAATGCTTAATCGTATAGATGACGATATTCGTGAGATACCGCATATTTATGTAAGCAAAGATGATTACAAAACAGATATTACTGAAATAAAGGGAATGCTAGGCAAGATATTTGATCGTCTTGAAAACAAGGCTGACAAGTGAATATGGATGAATTAAGCATCGTCAAGTATGGCGATGTTGATTCCTTACAAGGGTTCTTGTTTGAGAACGGAATGCAGCATAAGTTATTCCGTGAGATTTTAATGGAGCAAGGAAAAACAGTTCCAGCGTTTCCGTTAATGGAAGCAAACCCTGACAATCTGGATGATTGGTTATTAGCGCATCAGGTAGAGCATCAATCGTTTGCTGGTTATTTAGACTTGAACAATCCTTTTAACTTGCTTGATGTGGATTGGAACAAGGAAGAAGCTTTTTATGATTGGATAGCTAATCACTATTACATTCATGTTCAGATAGTTGCAGCTTTAGGAATTTCTGAGTCGGGTTAATTATCTTTTGAGATAAAAATGGAAACATTAACAGCAAATCAAGCAAGACAAAGAATAGCATCTTTAAAACTCAATCCCAATGATTATGGTATTGCGTCTTGGAATGATGGCAACTATCAAATTTATGCTAATGCTCTTAATGTAAAAATCGGTGGTGCAAACAACATAAATAAAATATTAGCTTATCCGGGAGGATCAACTGACCCCGTAACTAAGAAAATATTAAACGAAGAACAAACTCAACAAGCTGTTGCTTCTTACACTAAAGATAATGCTATTGCTGAAATTAGAAAGTTAGCTAGTGATTACGTTGATACTTCTTGGCAATCCTCTAGCTACACGCCTAAAGGAATGGAAGTTTTTAAGGCTAATTTTGAAGCAAAAATTAAAGAGTTAGCTGATAAAACAAAAAATTACGTTAGCGGAGATGAGTTTAATTCTATTTTTTCGCAATCTGCTAACGATAGAAATACTCTCCAACTCAGTGCATTTGAAAGAAACAATAGAGAACGTGGTGGCGTTCTTGGTTTTTTAGACAAAGCAACTCCAATAATTACAAATGTTGCTGCTGGTATTGTTACGGGAGGTTTACCTTTAGGGGCACAATTAGCAGTTAGCGCCGCAAGCTCGTATGCACAAGGCGCAAAAGGTGAAGACATTATTCGTGGCATTGTAGGAACAATAGCTGCCAATCAATTCGGGCCATTAACAGATGGTAAAACTACTGGCATTGGAGTGGTTGATGATTTTAATAAAGCAGTTCAAGCAATAGGAAACCCTGAACTTCAAAGCGCTATTTTTAATGCCGCTAGGCAAGGTACATACGCCACAATAACAGAGCAAAATATTGCTAAAAACATGGCTGCTGGTGCTGTTGCTGGCGCTATTGCCACAAATATTCAAAATAAATATAAAGACCCTTCGTTTGCAAATGCGGCTGGTGAATATATTCAAGCAAAGATTGCTGGTAAAAGCGATCTTGAGGCTGCTGCCGCTGCTTTTTCTGGTTATGCCACAGAAGAACAAAAAGCGAACGTTAAAAAGGCAATTGCAGAAGAAGCATTTAATTTGCCGTTAGAACAACGTAAAACTCTTGGATACATGACAAGGCAAGAAGTTGCTGGACTAACTTCTGGAGAAGTAGGATCGTTTTCTCAAGCCCCTTCTGAAATTGCAGCAAAGCAAGAATTTAGAACAATGCCGGGTGAGGTTGGCGAAAATATTATTCAATATACAGATAAAGATGGAAATGTTACTTATGAAAAAAGAGTTATTACTGAAACACCTTTAGGTAACAAAGTTGGTTACACAATTCTTTATGATACAGATACAAATCAATTTTATTATGAGTATGGTACTGGAGAGGGAAAGGTACTTAGTAAATCTAGGCCATCATTAAAAACGCTTAATGCTTCTCAAGAAATTTTACCTTCTAGTCTTGTTGGCACACAAACTGGTCAGCGCAAACAAGGTGATGATTTTGGAGTTTCAACGGTTAGGCAACAAGAATCTCCGTTGCAAGTTGATATTTATGGTGTTGGTGGACAACCAATAGAAGAAATTCCTACAATTTCATTACTTCGTACAGTTAGAGCTGGTCAAAAGCCACTTCAAGTTGATGTATCTGGTGGGGCAGGATTTGATAGAGGGGGAGAACTTCCTCCAAGAGAAACAGTTGCACAAAGAGATGAAGAAGAAGTTTCTGAACCGCAAAGGTTAATAACAGAAAGCGCACAAGATACGCCGCAAGAAGAACCTGCTGGTCAAAGACAAACAAACAACACGGTATTGCTTGGATTGTTAGGTGGCGGTGGTAGATTTCAAAATACACAACGAAATCAACGTACACCAAATGAGAGAGAAGCAGCAAGTATGCAAGCTTTATCACAAGCATTAAGTGTTGGTGATCCGGGTGATGCTTTGTTTGGTAGTGGATTAGGCAGACGCAGGAATGTTTGGAACGTAGAATCCTTGAGACTTAAAGACGAATTGGGTGGCTAAAATGTCAAAACAAATTGCTAGACTGTTAAAAACCGATGTTATGGCTGATATAGATATACCAGCTATTGCACAATTTTTACAATCACAAGGAAGGCGCGGCGACACTATCCTAGCGCACATCAATGCTAAAGAAGCTGAGATGCTGAAAAACATGGGTGGCGCAGAAGAACGAAACCCTGTTACTGGATTGCCAGAATATTTCAGCATTGCTGATTACGGCTCTGGTTACGGCGCTGATTACGACCAATCAGTCGCAAGTAATAATACAAGACTAGCAAATCAAGACATGAATTTTAATTTTGATTCTGCTCCTACGTTTGGTTCTAGCGATTATTCCCCAACGCAATATTCTTTTAATCCAGCAATGGAGTCGTACAATATTGACAACGCTCCTTCTCCTGATAGATTTAGCGGTCAAATACAGCCAAATATTCCTGACATACGTGGCGTTCGTATGGACGGTGGTCGTGAAGGTTTTGATATTGGTGGTCGTGCTTTAGCGCCAGAATTAACTATTCCTGAACGTCCGGGAGTATCTACTCTTGGCCCTGCTTCCCTAGATGCAAGAATGGCGGCAGATAGAGAGTTGGCTAGAGAAAGAGGCGCTCCCGGCATGATGGATCGTGCCTCTGCTGCTACAGGCTTATCTAAAGAAGCTCTTGCTCGTTTAGGTTTGGCTGGCATAGGAACCATACAGGGAATCATGGCTTCTAGAGAAGCGTCAGAGCAAGGCCGTCAAGCTCGTCGTGATACAGAAGCATTAGCTCGTCCGTATCAACAGCGTGGTCAACAGTTGACTCAACAAGCAGAAAGCGGTGAGTTGACCGCAGCAGGACAGCAACAGCTACAAGCTCTACGTGCTAGATTGGCACAAGGCGCTGAAGCTAGAGGCGGTGTGGGCGCTGCACAGGCTGCTGCACAAGTAGAAGCTTTCCGTCAAAACCTGCTACAAAATCAGTATGATTACGGACAGAAGATTAGCAATATTGGCGACCAGTTAATGTTAGGCGCTATACGTACAGGTTTAGAAGCTGACCGCTATGCGGCTGGTCTTTCTAATACATACTTTACTAACATGGCTAGTATTGCTGCTGGTATGCCTGTTCAATCTGGAGGTGAGCGTTAATGGCTACTGCACTAGATTCTGCACTAGGCTTATCATCCTTGCCCATAACGTCTAGGGTGATGAGTAAAGCTACAGGCAAAGACCCGGCACAGATTACGGCTGGCGAGATGTTTCCTGCCATGCAAGAGCGTCGAGGCGAGGAACTAAGACTGCGCCAAAGCCTTGCAGACACAGAATCTCAACTTGCTGGTAAAGAGCAAGAACAAAAGGTTTCTGGTTTAGAGCAAAAACAGTCTTTGCAACAGGTTCAAGCTACAGAGTTACGTGAACTGCCTGAACGCGCTAATCTAAATCTTGCTAGAGAAGAATTAAATAATGCTGCGTTTGTTCCAACAAAAGAAAACGCACAAGATATAGCTACTATTTTTAGTCTTGTTGGAATTATTGGCATGGCTATAGGTGGTGGAGCTAAAGACAATGCTTATGCTGCTATGTCTGGCATGAACGGGATGCTGGAAGGTTATAAAAGAGGTCGTGCTGACGTTTATAAGCGTGAGCGCGATATGTTTGACAAGAATCTCAAAGCTTTGCAAACAAAGGTTCAAACCCTACAGCAAGAACTAACAGAGGCTATTCAGCTTAAACAGCAAGATTTTAAGGCTGGTGAGACTGCTATTGAAATAGCATTAGCCAAGTCTGGTTCTGACCTTCTTGATCTCAAACGCAAGAAGAATGGCGATATGGCTGCGTTGGAAACTGTTGTCCAGACAGGCAAGGATGTTGATTCTCTTGTCAAAATGTCTAACGACCAGTTTAAACAAGCACAAGATCGTCAGTTTAAAGAAAAAGAATTGCAGCAACAGGAGCGTTTGCGTCTTGCTCAAATGGCACAGACAAGAGCGCTTGCTGAACTAAAAGGTACTCCTAGCGGTATAAAAATGCCAGCCAAGCTGCAAGAGGCTTACATTGCTGACAACCAGCTTCGTGTTGACATTAGTTCTTTGAAGAATCAACTGCAAGACCCGCAGCTTGTTCAGCAAATTAAACAGTACGGAGTAGAGTCTTTCTTGTCAGAAGAAGGCGGCAAAGCCATTTCTCAGGTAATGCAGCGTCAAATGCCAGACAAGTTAGCCAAGTTCTTAACGGAAGTTAGGGATATGCGTAACAACTACTACCTGACTATTTCTGGTAAAGCCGTTACTGGTGGTGAAGCATTGCGTAACTACGGAGTTGTGCCGCAGCCGGGTGATTCACAGCAACAGATGCTTAACAAGTTAGACGGTATGGAACGCCGAGTAGGTCAAAAGATTAACGCTATTCGCGGTCTGTATAACGCTCCAGACATTTCAGGCTCACTGACCCCCGGTACGCCAACGATGGTTAATCCTAACGAAAACTATTCAGTTAGAACCAGCGAACAACCTGCCGCTGGTGGTGGAGCAACACAACGCCCATCGTTTGCAAGTGAAGCAGAAGCAAATGCAGCGTTTCAAGCTGGAACTATTCAAGATGGAACGCCAATTAATGTTGGCGGTAGAAACGCTACTTATAGGGCACGATAATGGCTATCGAATACGAAGACACTCCGCAGCCCGTTCGTGGTCGTATTGAGTACGAAAGCGAACCTGTTGCCCCTAAACGCGAAAAAGGAATTAGGGATCGTGTTGGGGATATTGTTACGTCCACTGGATTTGGTGCGGCTGCTGGTGCTTTCACTCCAGAAATAGCTATGGGTACTGGTCAGTTACTAGAGAAGGTTCCCTATAAGCCTGTACAAATGGCTGGTAGAGCTATGCAAGCTGCTGTTCCTAGTTTAAGAGGGGCAAAACAACGTGGTGTAGGTTTACTGGCTGGCGGATTTAGTGGCGCTACTGGTGAGACTGCTGGTCAAGTAGCTGAGTTAGCTGGCGCTCCTGCCCCTATTGCTGAGTCTGCAAGAATATTAGGAAGTCTTGCGCCCATAGAAATACTTACTACTGGCGCTAGAGGCGTATCTGGCTTACTAAGAACAGTCTCTCCTACTGCCGCCAATGCTCGTATGGCATTGCGTAGTGTGATGGATGATGTTGGCGCTGCTAATCTTGCTGGTGCTAAGCGTGAAGAAGTAATGCGGCGTATTAACGAATTGCGTCAGGCCCCGTTTACTACTGAGGCACAGAAAAAGCTCTATGACGTTCTAGCTAAAGATGTGCAGACAATGACAGGTGCGGCTGAATTTGAAGCACGAACAATAGAACGCGCAGGAACCCGTGAAGGATTAGAAGCTCAACGTAGAGCAAAAGGTTTTGCTGGCCTAAGTGGTGAAGTAACAGAAACAAAAGCAACTATCCTGCAACGCGCTAAAGATTCGTTACGTAATCTTGGTGACGCTACACGCGAACTATCAGACGTTGGTAGAACCCTAAGAGATAGGATTGTTGCTAGGTTTGATGAGCAATCATTGAATAGGTCTAATGCTTACTTAGAGCAAAAAAAAATACGCGATGATGCAGTACGAGCAAAAGAAGACAACGGCATTCTTGTTAATTCATTGCCTGAATTCAAAACAATGATTAGTGATCTACGCAGCAAGTTGCTGATAGGTCAGGAAGCAAGAAAGCAAACTACTGCTCCTGTTACGGAGAAGGGATTGCTAAATGCTTACAACAATATCTATGAGGCCGTAAGTGGTCGCAGAGTAATGGCTGGAGTAAATGAACAAGGTAATCCTGTTTATAAGACTTACCCAAGTTCGTTTGAAGCTTTGGACGCTGTACGCCGCAAGCTTGGTGATGTTGCGTTTGGTAAAGAAGTTGCTGGCTACGAGGGTTTAACCCGCAAGGTTGCTGAAGACTATTACATAAAGCTTAGCAACATTCAGTCTAAGTATGCTGGTGAAGCTCAAGATGTTCTGCAAAGAGATTATGAGATTGCTTCTCGCTTGATAGACAAGTTCAAAACCAAGGCGGGTGCTAAAGCTACCGCTATGGATCGTATAGATGCAACCAAGTTTGCTACTGATGATAAGTCTTTGCCGGGCACATTCTTTAACAGCAGACAGTCTGTTGCTGACGCTATAGAGTTGGTGGGTGATGCGGCTTTAGTTGAACGTGCAGCAGCCGACTTTGTGGCTAAGAACTTAAATGGCAAGGATGCTTCCGCTGCTAGAACATGGCTTACCAGTAAGCAGAACTCTGACTTCCTCAGTGCGTTGCCTAACGTGCGTAGATCGGCAGAGGCTTACATAACTAACTTAGAACGTGCTGAAGCTAGGGCTGCTGGCGCTACCAAGGTAGAAAAACGACTAGGCGTAGAGGAAAAATTGGCTACTGGTGAGGTTAAAGAAGCCCCTAAACTTGGTGCTGAAGAAGCTCGCAAGGTAACTGAGCAAGCGCAGGAAGAAGCGAACAGGATTCTAGGAACCGCTGAACCTGCTAAGCGTATAAGTCAGATCATTTCGTCTAATGATAGAACGCTGTGGGATCGTATAGCTCCTGCTATTGCCGCAACTCCTAATGGTAGGCAAATACTAGGTGAGTCTGTGCGTCAGGTATTAGCTAACCGGGCTGAACAGGGTGTTTTTGGAACTAAACTTTTTTATGAAGAAAGCCTGAAAGATTCTTTGTTAAGAACTGGCTTAATAGGTAGGAAAGAAGCGGATCAAATTAGTCGCCAACTAGATGAAATTGCTAATGTTTCGATTGGTGAAACTGAGAAGTTGACGTTAATGGGTAGATTAATCAAAAATGCAATTGTTGGTTATGGTATTCCAGCAATTCCTAGAGCTGTAACTGGAACAATCAACACTATCGGGGATGTAATAAACCAGCGTGGTCAAATTAACTCTGCTGCGCCCAACTTAGGAGCAAGATAATGATGTACGGTAAAGATTACTCAAAGCAGGAAATGCGTCAGATGGAAGAAGATACTCGTCGTGCTGGCGAGAATGAGGTTCGTGGCTCTGCTGAGGCTCAGAAGAATCTAGGCCGCACTCTCAAGCCATCTATGCCGCAGCGTATGGGCAACCGTAAGATGAAACGCTAGGAGACTGCTATGCCAATGATTAAAGGTTTCAGCCAGAAGTCTATGAGCAAGAACATTTCCAAAGAGATGAAGCGCGGCAAGCCTCAAAAGCAAGCCGTTGCTATTGCTTATAGCGTTGCACGTAAAGCAAAGAAAGAAACTAGAGGCCGTATGCGATGAGCAGGAAAAAGGATAAGGGGATAAATCCTGAACTTGAAGAAGCAATCAGTAAGTCTTTGAAAGAAGTGATGGCAGATACTACCGCCAGCATTACGGAGAAGATGAAAGTTATAGACCGAGCTTTGAAGCTGGAAGCTATTAAACTTAAGCTAACAGATGACGAGTGGGGAAGTGGGTTTGCAACTGATGAAGATGAGTAGTATTATCCGAATACCATTGTTATAAGGGGATATTCATGGATGCTACTTCTATTATCAGAATCGCACTTACTGTATTGGCTGGCAGGTTAATAGTATTTTTGGCTTTAGGCATGGTTTGCGGTATGACTTCGTGGGCGATGTGGGGGCCGCAATGGGAAAGATTGGTTGCGTTATGTATCTTTTCCATATTTACCTTTTTGGTTTTGCGTAAAGACAGGAGTTTAAACGATGAAAAAGTATCAAACGAATAACCAGCAAGTCGGTACAGCGATGCGTCCTCAGTTGCCTTCCGATATGAGTGCTAACGGTGATCCCTATTACAAGTCTGGAACTCTGCCTAAAGGTGGCTTTCAGTCTATGTGGTGTTTCAGCGGTTCTAGTGATCGCAAGAACAGCCCGACTGATATGGTTAAAGGCCAGAAAAAGGTGTACTGATGGCTAATAACATACCGTTTCAGGTTAAAGGGAAAACTACCCGTATCAACCTGACTACTTCTGCAAACACAGTAGCTATACTGGCTGACAATCCAAGCAACCAGTTGCGAATTCATAATGGAACTGCCGCAGAAGTATTTGTTCGCGTAGGCACAAGCGCATCGGATGCAGCCGTTATTCCTGTTGCTGGCACACCTGCCTATGGTTTTGTGTTGCACAACAATGGCACAGTCATTATCACTACGCCAGCGCAAGCCAGTGACGGAAATACTTGTTTTGTATCTGGCATTGTTGCTTCTGGAACCGCAACTATCTACGTTACTCCGGGAGAGGGGCTTTAAATTGACCCGCTTACCCTCCTTGCCGCCGCCAACACCGCAATCGCTCTGGCGAAAAAGGCTTGTCAACTTTATAAAGACATTAAAGGAACGGCAGGGGAAGTAAAGGAAGTGTTGGATGAT